AGTGATCCTTTGGGTTGACTTTGAGACCCGTAGCACCTGCGACCTTCGGGTCGCGGGTGTCTATAACTACGCGCAGGACTTGGAAACCGAAGTCATCTGTATGTCCTACGCTTTCGACGATGGTGACGTTCAGACATGGACGCCCGATCAGCCATTCCCTGATTCGATAAAGAATCACAAAGGTCAGATCCGCGCGCACAACGCCGCGTTTGAGCGTCTGATCTTTTGGTACGTGCTACAGATCAACTTCGATCTTGAGCAGTTCTATTGCACCGCAACACAAGCCCGCGCTAACTGTGCCCCAGGCTCGCTTGAGGACGTTGGCCGCTTCGCTGGCGCTGACATGAAGAAGGACCGGCGCGGCGACTATCTCGTGCGGCAGTGCTGCGTGCCGCCCTATAACGACAAACTTACCCCCGAACTCATAGAGTACTGCGAGCAGGACGTGCGCGCTATGCGCGCCGTAAGCCTAGCCCTGCGTCAACTGTCGGACGAGGAATTGCTCGACTACCACGTCAACGAGCGCATAAACGACCGAGGCGTGAAGGTCGATGTTGCGTTATGCAAGGCCGCTATCCGCTACGCTGACGCCGAACTAGCTGAGATACAAGCGATTGTGACCGAGATCACTGGTGGGCTTGCGGTACGGTCGCCACGTATGCGCGAGTGGGTGCTGGCGCGCGTCACAGACGAGCAGAAGAAGCTTATGTGGGTCGGTGAGAAGTACAGCATCGACAAGGCCGTTCGCGCTAATCTATTAGCGTGTGATGACTTAGACCCGGATGTGCGCGAGGTGGTGCAATGCGCGGACGATCTCTGGGCGTCCTCGATTGCGAAGTTCAAGCGTTTACAGGAGTTGGCCGATGTCGAAGATGACCGAGTACGAGGCGCATTTGTTTTTGCTGGCGGATCTGCGACGGGGCGCGCCTCTTCTTACGGAGCACAAGTCCACAATTTCACCCGTAAGACCGCCAAAGATCCCGCCGCCGTTAGAGACGACATGGTGTGCGGTCGAGCAATTGTCCCTCTTCACGGACGAAGAGTTACAGATGTGCTCAAGGGGATGCTCCGACCAGCACTGATTGGTAATTTCGTAGTCGCTGACTGGTCAGCTATCGAGGCTCGCGTCAACCCGTGGCTGTCGGGTATGGGCGAGGAGAAGCTCAAGCAATTCAGTCAGGACATTTACAAAATCAACGCTGCTGCGACCTTCGGATGCTCGGTCGATCAAGTGACAGATGATCAGCGTCAGATCGGCAAAGTTCAGGAGTTGTCTTGCGGGTACGCCGGAGGCGTAGGCGCGTTCGCGGCAATGGGTCGGGCCTATGGTATTCATCTACCGGAGGCCGACGCGCGGCGCATGGTAGACGCTTGGCGACGGTCTAATCAGTGGGCCGTGCGGTTCTGGTCTGAGCTTGAGCGGGCATACACATCAGCTATGCACACGCCGAATGCGGAGTTCAACGCGGGTCGGGTGACTTATCTGTTTGACCGGCAGCATCTCTGGTACATTCTTCCTTCGGGCAGAGTTTTATGCTACCCGTTCGCCAAACTGGAAGACGATGGCATTTCCTACTGTAAAGCCGCCTGGAAGCCCGCCGCTGACGCTAAGGAATGGCCGCGCGCTAGATTATGGAAGGGCTTGGCTTGCGAGAACATCACGCAAGCAGTCGCCAATGATGTGCTTCGCCACGCGCTACGTCAGCTAGATAACGTAGTGCTCCACGTACATGACGAGATCGTCCTAGAGGACGGAGACCCCGACCTATTGGCGCGGGTGATGTGTACGTCGCCGCCGTGGGCGGCAGGACTGCCCTTAAAGGCAGAAGTTAAAACAATGACGAGGTATGGGAAATGATAATTGTTCCAGTAAGCGGCGGGAAGGATAGCCAAGTCGTGCTATCGCTGGCGCTCAAAACCGGCAGACCACTCGTGTGTGTTCATCAAAACACCGGATTTGACCATCCCGACACATACGCCCAACTGAAAGCAATGGAATCGTTTTACGGGGTGACGATTGAGCATACGGTTAGCAAATATGACGGGATGCTAGGCTATCTTAAACACGCGAAGTATTTCCCAAACTCCTCCGCAAGAGGATGTACGGAAAGGTTGAAGCAGCGACCGTTTGCTAAGTGGTTGATAGATAAGGGATTTAATAAAGACAATTGCGAAATTTGGTTTGGTATGCGGTCTGATGAATCAAAAGTCAGGGCTGATAAGTACGGCTCAATATCAGACGATGATTTGTTTACTCTTGGCGACGTTGCTGCTTTTTACAACGGTGGCAAGATAAAGGCGATTGGCGAGATTCCATGCCGGTTACCTATAGTTTCTTGGAATACTGAACAAATTTTTAACTATATTGAACAAGAAGGCGCGCCATTAAATCCGTTATATGGCCGTGGTCATCACCGCGTTGGTTGCTACCCATGTCTTCTGTCTAGAAAAGCAGAGTGGAAAGCTGCGGGTCAAGATCCAGCAGGGCAGCGCCATCTCGAAGCCATGATCGCATTAGAGGACCAATGGAAAGCGGAAAATAATCCGCGTAAGTTTATTAAGGTTCACCGCGTTTGGGACGTGCGGGATTTTCTTGCCGGTAAGGACGTTCGTGAACTAGCGAACGAAGAATGCGGTTATTGCAGTATTTAGTTAAAAAAATCCCGCCGGGAAGGGCGGGATCAACTAGGAGAGCACATGGAACTCGTGGATCATATCATAGCCCTCGCGCCCGAGGGTGAAGTTGTACTATTCACTAAACAAGTCCCTAAGGGGGACAGTTACATCTACCCCGCGTCGCGTAAGCCGCGCGGTGAAGGCGCTTGGTACGTCAACATCGGCAGCTTCATTGAAAGTCGGTTCGACGGCCAGCGGGTATCTGCTGGTGCTGCGTTCTGCGAGAACGTGTGGTGCTTGGTTCTAGATGACGTTGGTACAAAGTCTAAGACGCCGACGATCAGACCAACGTGGATCATTGAAACGTCAAAAGACAACTTCCAATGGTGTTACGTATTCCGGCTAGACGATCAGCCCCATAAGTCAGTTTATAGCGCGGCGATTAAGGCTATAGCAGCGGCGGGCTATACGGACCCCGGCGCTATCAATCCGGTCCGCAATATACGTATTCCGGGGTCTATCAATCTAAAGCCCGGACGTAACCGCTTCGCCGCGCGTTTGGTTGAGTTTAACCCTTCGCGCGAGTTTAGCCTTGAGGAGATTTGCGGCGCTCTGTCGGTCGTTTCCGGCCCAGTCGAGACCACGACATTCCGTCCCGGTAACCTAAAGGACGACGGGTCGGATGATGTACTGGCGTGGCTTGTCGAGCGCAAGGAAGTCACACAAAAAGGTAACCCCGCCGGCTGGTGGGGTGTGATCTGCCCTAATAGCGCAGAACACTCGGACGGTAACCCAGAGGGGCGCTATATGCCCGCCTCGCGGGCCTACTGTTGTCTTCACTCGCATTGCACCGAATGGGACTCTGCGCGGTTCCTAGCTTGGGTTGAAGAGCAAGGCGGCCCCAAGCGGACCTATGGTCTGCGTGATGAGTTGCTCGCGTCGGTTGTGAATGGTGCGTTGTCTAAACTGACACCGACTGAGATGTTCACCGATGACGCTAAAGCCGTGATCGCCCAGGTTGAAGCGCGCGAACTGGGTCGGGTCGAGCGGTCTGGCTGGCACGAACGGTTTGCTTATATTCAGACCGACGACGCTTACTTCGATCTAGTTGAGCGGCGCGAGATCACGAGGCGCGCGTTTGACTCGACCTATCGCGGCGTGATGTGTACATCTATGCACCAGACTGGCAAGAGCGCGCGCCTGATTAGCGCCTCGCTATGGTTTGATGAGAATCGTCAGGCTTGCGGGGGTCGCATCCTAAACGGCATTACCTATGCGGCGGGCGATTCGGTCCTAGTGTCGCGCAATGGCGAGGTGTTCGGTAACTGGTGGCGCGATGCGCGTCCGCAAGTGAGCGGGACTGTTGCCGATATATCTATATGGTTTGACCATTGCGCGCGATTGGTTCCAGAGCGGTCAGAATTGGAGCACATATGGGATGCGATGGCATATAAGGTCCAGCACCCGGAGGTCAAGATCAACCACGCTATTCTGCATGGGGGCGACGAGGGCTGTGGTAAAGACACTATGTGGGCGCCGTTTATATGGGCGGTCTGCGGTGAGGGGAAGATCAATCTAGGGATTGTCGATAATGACTCTATATCGTCCCAGTGGGGCTATCAGTTAGAGTCAGAGATCCTACTGATCAACGAGCTAAAAGAACCAAACGCCGCTGATCGCCGACAGTTAGCGAACAAACTTAAGCCGATCATTGCTGCGCCGCCCGATGTGCTACCGATCAATCGAAAGGGATTGCACCCCTATATGATGCTCAATCGTGGGTTCGTGCTTGCGTTTACGAATGACCTAGTGCCGATCTCGCTAGGTTCGCAGGACCGTCGCTGGTTCTGCATTTGGTCTCATGCGCCGCGCATGAGCGAGGCGGCCGGTCGCGCTATGTGGGACTGGTTCAACGCGGGTGGGTTTGACTCGATTGGTTCTTGGTTATATGCGCGGGATGTGTCGAAGTTTAATCCGGCCGCTACTCCCGCGATGACGGAGTTCAAGGCTAACTTAGTCGAGAATTCAATGTCGAGTGCCGAGTCTTGGTTACTTGAGACGATCCGCGCGCGCCGTTCAGTCTTCGCGCGCGGCGTGATCGGTTCACCATTCCAGAGCGTTTGCGACACTCTGGGCGCGCTTGCTCCTGCCGGAGTGAAACTCTATCAGGCGGCGCTACTACACGCGCTTAAAGAAGCCGGCTGGGTCGATTGTGGGCGGTTATCTGCGCGCGCTCTGCCTACTCGAAAGCACATTTTCTGCGCGCCTGATAACGCAGGGATGAGTGCGTCGGACCTACGGCGCGCGGTAGAGCCGGAACCCATTATGGGTAACGTAACGCCGATTAGTGCGGCGAGATGAAAAAACCCGCCTTTCGGCGGGTTTCTTAAAGGTCAAGAATTATCACTAGGATCGCGGCGAGTACCGCCGCAATGACTAACGACACAGCGCCGCGACGATTGCGTCGGATAGGATGATCGAGCATACGATGACCCAACCGATCAGCGCGCCGGTTGCGAGTGTTTCGATTTTCATTCTTTGGCATCCTCCAACAATCGGTTAGCAATTTCTAGCCAGTTTACGTCCGACAAAAACGCGAGCGCGTAATCGCGCGCGAGACCCATCGATGAAGTCGCGAAGATAATTTCTTCGGCGTAGTAACGCAGCGCGTCCTCAAACGCGTGAACCGTTGGCTCTTCATCGTCGCAAAAGTCTTTCAGCGTCATCCCGTCAAATACTTCGAGATTGACGCGCCACGTTTCATAATTTGACCATCCATTACAACTTTTCATGATGTGCTTCCCTTCAAAGTGTCGAAAATGCGTCGAACGTCCAAGACGGCGCGGCGTAGTTAGCCAAACCCTCCATGTCGCGGTAGGGCATCAGTACGCCGAAAAACTTTGTATCGTTGAGCGTGATCGGCGCGGCCGATCCGCCATTGTGCCAAATTTTAAGATTAGCCTTCGATCCCAGACACTTATTCGCGGCGGCAAATTTGGCAATCAACGCGGGATCGAACTGAGCGACTTCGCCGCTACACGTTTGCGGGATGACGCGCGCAATGTCGGGGAACTTCCCGTCGACGGCGGACCATGAAACAGTCGCGCCGCCGATCACGCTAATCGTTCCCGTCGCGCCGTCATTGGTTTCGATCACCGCCGCGTCGAGACGATTTTTTGCTGGCTTGAGCATTTTGACGACGTCGAGCGGTAACAGAAACGAGACCTTGTCGTCGACCTCGTTCTCCGCCTCGACGACGCGGTACATCCCGACGCAAGTTCCATTAGTCGCGGTCAAAATTGTCTGGGTTGCGTTTGCCTCAACGCGGACGCTAACAAGGTAGAAACGAATATCCTTATCGGCGGCGAGTTGCGCGACGGCGTGGAGCGCTGAGAGTTTTACGTTGATCTTCATATGCTTTCCTTAGTGTAGTGAAGTGTATCGACGCGCAACTTGCGCGCCGTGAGTAGAAATTACCGCGCGCGATCGTACCTTGTCAACAAGTTTTTAACTAGGGGAAACCCTGAGACGTGTCAGCAACGTGTCGGCAAAATGTCAGCAATGGCGCGGGGATGATTGCCTACGCTCAACGTCAATAGGCACGCGGCTTTCAGCCGATGTCAGTCAATGTCAGCAATGCTTTTTTGATATTTGAGTCAAAAGTCAATTTTTATATATAAGGAATTTGGCCGCGCTAGTGGCCGGCAAACTCCCCCGCGTTCTAAGCCAACTCGATTTTTTTCCATTGCTAACATTGCCTACATTGCCTACATTTTGCCGAAAACCACAAGTTACACGTTTTATAAGAATTGAAAACCATTGCTAACAATAACTAACATTGGTTATAGCTTTTAACAGAATCTAAAACCATTGCTGACAATTGCTGACAATAGTTACACCAATTGAAAGGGTTTTATTTCATTGCTGACAATTGCTGACAATTTTGCCGTTTGGCCGAGGGGGGCCGGGTAGGGCCCTGGCCCGACCGGTCACGGTAACGCACCCCCCGCAAACATTTTTTAAAATTTTTTTTGATTGCTAACATTGCCTACATTGCCTACACTTCAGCCATGTTCAAATCTTTGCCACTAACTGTCAGAAATGTTCAGGCAACAGAGGCGCGTCTTCAGTCGATCTACGACGCGGCAAAGTTAGGTCTGAAAGGTGACTCGCTGGCGCTGGCTGCTGGTATGCTGCCCGCTGAGTATCGGCAACTGTGTCAGCTAGATCCGTTAGCGGAAATGGCAGAACAAAAAGGCCGCGCTGATAACGAGCGTGAGATCTCGCAGGTTCTCAATAACGCGGCGTTAGGTGGCGACGCTAAAGCGGCGTTAGAAATCCTGCGTCACCGTCACGAGTGGACGGCCAAACAAGAAGTTAGTGTTGATGTGTATCAGCGGATCAGCATCACACAGGCGCTAGAAGCCGCGCAAACCAGAGTGCTAGAGAATGCAAAAAACGATTTATACATCAGCCGAAGAGCAGACATTGATGACGCGGTTGTGGTCACCCGCAATAGCGAACGATCCTGAAGCGTTTGTACTGTTTGCGTTTCCTTGGGGTCAGCCCAACACACCGTTAGCTAAGTTCAACGGCCCGCGCAAATGGCAGCGCGAGATATTGCGTGACATTGCCAAGCACATCAGAGTTAACGAAGGCAAGGTCAACATGGACACGCTGCGCGAGGCGGTGTCCAGCGGTCGGGGTATCGGTAAGTCGGCGTTAGTTAGCTGGTTGATCTTGTGGATGCTATCCACCCGGATCGGCTCGACGGTAATCGTCAGCGCCAACAGCGAAGCGCAGTTAAGGTCGGTTACCTGGGGTGAGTTGACCAAGTGGCAAGCGATGATCATCAACAGCCATTGGTGGGAGATTAGCGCAACGAAGATCGTACCGGCGCAATGGTTGACTGAACTGGTTGAGCGGGATTTAAAAAAGGGTACGCGTTATTGGGCAGCGGAAGGTAAGCTGTGGAGTGAAGAAAACCCCGACGCTTACGCCGGGGTTCACAACCACGACGGGATGATGTTGATCTTTGACGAAGCGTCAGGTATCGCCGACGCAATCTGGTCAGTTGGTGCGGGCTTTTTTACAGAGAACATTCTGGACCGCTACTGGTTTGCGTTTAGCAACCCCCGGCGTAACAGCGGGTACTTTTTTGAAACGTTTAATAGTAAGCGTGATTTCTGGCAGACGCGCCAGATAGATGCGCGCACGGTCGAGGGGACGGACAAGCAGGTCTACGAGCAAATCATCGCGGAGTACGGCGAGGATTCGATCCAGGCTCGCGTAGAGGTGTACGGTGACTTCCCAAGCGCTGGTGAGGATCAGTTCATCTCGCCAATGATCGTCGAGGACGCATTTAAGCGGCCTAAGTACAAAGACGAGACCGCGCCTATAGTAATAGGGGTCGATCCGGCCAGAGGCGGTCTGGACTCGACAGTAATTGTAGTTCGCCAGGGTCGAGACATTGTGGCGATCAAGCGGTACAAGGGCGAAGATACGATGTCGATTGTCGGTCGTGTCATTGACGCAATTGACGAATTCAAACCAACGCTAACTGTAATAGACGAAGGCGGTTTGGGTTACGGAATACTTGACAGATTAACAGAGCAACGGTATAAGGTGCGAGGGGTAAACTTTGGTTGGAAAGCCAAGAACCCCGTAATGTGGGGCAACAAGCGGGCTGAGATGTGGGGCGCGATGCGCGAGTGGTTAAAG